TGGGAAGGTGGTCAGATACTTGAAGCTGACTTTGCACAGCTAGAGTTTCGTGTGGCCGCTTACTTATCACAAGATCCTGTAGCAATTGAAGAAGTGAAGACAGGCTTTGATGTGCATAGTTACACAGCAAAAGTTATTACAGGAGCAGGTCAGCCTACGAGCCGCCAAGTAGCGAAGATGCATACATTCGCCCCGCTTTATGGAGCTAGTGGGTATGGCAGAACACAAGCTGAAGCAGCATATTATAAGCATTTTAATAAGAAGTATGTTGGCATAGCTAGATGGCATCAAAAATTAGCTGATGAAGCTCTTGCCACTAAAAGGATTGTTATACCGTCTGGTAGACAATATTCATTTCCACAAGTTGAAAGGAGAACAAATGGCGTAACATTCTTCACTATGATTAAAAATTATCCTGTACAAGGTTTTGCTACAGGCTGTATTGTTCCAATTATTTTGTTGGAATTTGAAAAAGCACTTGACAAGCTACATAGTTGTCTGATAAACACTGTACATGATTCGATTGTAGTCGATGTACATCCTAACGAGGTGGATAAAGTGATAGCGGCAGTTGCACACCTAAACTCAAATCTGCACGACATTATCCACCATTACTATGCTATTGATTTTAATGTACCTTTATTATTAGAAGCAAAAATAGGAAAGAATTGGCTTGACACGAAAGAAATTTAGTGTATAACTATAGTTTCTATTAAGTCAGAAAGTGAGGATATAATGACTGAAACAAATTTAGTAACAAAAGATACTGTTGGCAATTTTAATATGATGTCAAAGGTGATGGGTATTAGCACAGAGGGTGATAATTCTGATTCTAAAACATCTACACTTGCCAGAGTAAAGATTATTCATGCCCCTATTATGGGTATAAAAACCATTGATGGTGAAGAGACAGAGACAGTGGTAGTCAAAGCTGGCTCTTATTCTGTTCAGATGCCTGATGATAAGATTATCTACGCACCTAAACTATCAATACGTCCTTTTATGCAGAGGTTTATGTATAAGAGGTATGTGCAATCTACTGATACAGATACACCAGGATATTTTGTCAAGACTACGATGGCAGATAATTTAAATGGTGACTTAAAAGACACAGTGGGTGGCTTTAACTGTGGTAAGCCCGCAGGATATATCAAAGACTTTAAAGCATTGAGTGAGGATATGCAAAAGAAGATTAAGACAATTAAACGTGTCAGAGTCATCTTTGGCCTCGCTACACTTGATAAGCCTGTTGATGAAGAGGGCAAGAAACTAAACGAGCCTTATGAAAACATTCCTGTTATCTTTGAAGTGGACAACAGGACTAGCTTTAAAACTTCTGGTGAGCCTTTTAACACCCTAGCTAAACGTAAGCATCTTCCTATTCAGCATTCAATTGACTTCAAGACAGAAGCACAAGAGATTGCTACAGGAGCTAAGTATTATACCGTTGTTGCTACTTTAAATGGTAAAGCGTTAGATGTTAATCCTGAAGATGCTGAAACACTACAGTCTTTTGTCGATTGGGTTGAGAACTATAACTCCTATGTTATTACAAGCTACGATGAAAAACGTGGCAGTAACATGACTGAAGACGATATTGATTTAGTCGATGCCTTTTTAGAAGATGAGGTAGCCTAAATGAATCATCCTGTTGAACTGTTGATGCAAGCATATCTAAAAGATATCGTTGGTCACAAAACTAAAATGAGTAGCGAGGTTATTGAAACAGTTGTCAATGACATTAGAGATGCTTTACATCGACAGTTTGCAGGAGAAGCACGACAAGAGTTTAGGTTACGTCCTTCAAACTTAGGTAGGCCCAAATGTCAACTGTGGTTCGATAAGAACAAACCTAGTGAGACATCTGAGTTGCCCTCTAACTTTGTCATTAATATGTTTTTAGGTGATGTAGTTGAGTCTATTTTCAAAGGCATACTAAGAGCTATGAAAGTAGAGTTTGAAGATAATGGTAAGATTGATATTGATATTGAGGGTCAAAACATTAGTGGTGAGTATGACTTAATATTAAATGGTAAGGTCGATGATGTTAAGTCAGCATCTAACTGGTCATACAAAAACAAGTTTGCTAACTACGAATCGTTAAGAAACAATGATTCTTTTGGCTACATACCACAATTAGCAGTATATGCTGAAGGTACAGGAGCTAAAGTAGGTGGTTGGTGGGTCATCAATAAATCAAATGGTGATTTTAAATATGTGTCTGCATCTGAGATGGACAGAAAAGAAGTTATGAAAAGTGTCAAAGACACAATTAATTATATAAATAACGATGAACCATTTGAAAGATGTTTTGAACCTGAACCTGAAACGTATCGCAATAAACCATCAGGCAATCTAAAGTTACCTAAAGAGTGTCACTTCTGCAAATATAAGCTAGACTGTTGGGAAAACATACAGGAGTTACCTTCTAAAGTGTCTCAAGCCAAAGAGCCACCAATGGTTGAGTATTTACACGTAGCATGAAAAGGAGAAGACACAACAAAAGAAAGTATCGTAGTGGACTTGAGGAGCAAGTTGCTAAATTTATAAAGGAGCATGAGTCTTGTGTTCGCTACGAAGAGTTTAAGATTAAATGGACAGACGTGCGTTTTAGAGTGTACACACCTGATTTTGTATTAGATAATGGCATTATCATAGAAACGAAAGGTCTGTTTACAAGTGAAGATCGCAGAAAACATATTGAGGTAAAAAAGCAACATCCTGAATTAGATATTCGATTTGTCTTTACAAATGAAAGAAGTAAACTATATAAAGGTAGTAAGACAACTTATGGTATGTGGTGCGAAAAGAATGATTTTAAATATGCAACAAGGGTTATCCCTATTAAATGGTTAAAGGAGAAGAGATGCAAATAGGCTTAGATGACTTTGCTTTAGTTTTATCTTGTAAAGATGACAATGAGGGCAAATGGACAGGTGATGTTGATATTCATATGTACTACTCTGCTGATAACAAGTACGACACAGCAACTAGAGAAATGATTGTCAATATGATGTCGCTTATGAGTACGTGCGTAACATTAATGGAAACAGACGAAAAGTTCTTACAGCTTGTATATAATGAACGTAAAAAATTAGAAGCTAACAAAGTTGGGAATGAGTTACGTAAACAAGATAAACTAGAAAAGAAAGTAAAGAGAGATCCTAAGATTATATCAAAAGAAGGAAATGTAATTAAAGTTAATTGGGGTGCAGTATGACAGAATTATTTAAAGATAAAGAAATATTTTCAGGTGAATATGGGATTCAAGAGGATGCTGTAAATCATCCTAGTCATTATGCTAGTGGATCTATTGAGTGCATAGATGCTATGGAAGCAATGATTGATCAAGGCCGAAATACTAAAGTTAATGTTAGTGGACACGTATATTACTTATGGCAAGTCATATTTAAATACATATGGAGATGGCCTTTTAAAGATAAGCCTGTAGAAGATTTAAGAAAAGCTAGATTTTATCTAGATAGAATGATTGAGAAAGTGGAAAAAGAAAGTGAAAGTTAAAGTATTTTTAATGCTTGACATTGACGAAGAAGAGAATATACTGCCTGTAGATGAAGATACAGAAGAAGCAGTACAAGAAGTTATTGAAGATCTCATCTTTGATGTAGATGGAATGGAAATTAATAGTATAAAGGTGACACATGACAAACGCACTCCCAACTGATTATCAAAATTTTATAGCTGTTTCTCGCTATGCACGATGGTTAGATGAAGAAAACAGAAGAGAAACATGGACAGAAACAGTAACACGTTATATGGACTATTTAAGTAGTAAAGTATCTATTGATAATGCTACAAAAGGTTATTTGTGGGAAGCTATACATAGCCTACAGGTAATGCCTTCTATGAGAGCATTAATGACTTCAGGCGTAGCATTAGATAGAGACAATACTGCGGGTTATAATTGTGCTTACTTGCCTGTAGACGATCCTAAATCATTCGATGAGACAATGTATATATTGTTGTGTGGCACAGGTGTAGGCTTTAGTGTTGAAAGACAGTAC